CCAATCCTTATCCCAGTCTGGATTATCTTTTCTCCACTGGTCGTACTCTTTCATTGTCATGGAGAGTTCTTTAGTCTCTCCAGTATCTTTATTTTTTACAGGGTATGTTGGCATAATTATAACCATTCTTTAGGGATATCGTGTGCAAATGATCGTGGGAAAGTATTACTCTCCCATAATCTAAACCTTGAATTAAAATCATGGCATGTAGAGATCTTAGTCTCTTCATTTTGTAGAGGGCATTGGATAGATCTTGCTATTGCATTACCTGCGACAACAACTCTGTCCTCATTCTCCTCATTAGCATCTACTCTATGTAGAGCCCAAGACGGAAATATAATAAAATCTCCCTCGTTTTGTTCGGGATAGATTGATGCACCATGAGAGTCTAGGAAACGGAAACACTTCTTTGAAGTGGGTCTAATGAAATGAACCCAAGAAAATAATTCTACTCCAGAGAAATGATCATGTGTAAAGTGAGTGCCAAGTGGAGCAGGTGATGCAGGATATACTTGAGTCCAATAATCACAGAAGTAATCAGTCCTATAGTATAAACCAAGATCCTTTGTAGCTTTCTCTAAGATATTAATGTATCCATCATTGAGTATTCTATCAGGACGTTGTTCTGGATCAACATGGTAAGAAGAATAGTATCCACCCTTGAATGAATGTTTAATCTTCTTTAAACCATCAACTATAGTTGATACTATATTAGAATCAACTTTATGATTGCCACCCCAGAATATCATTATCCGATCCACTTTGGTATGTAAACGAATACTAGCACACTACCCCAGAATGTGACAAGAGCTGTGATGTCTGTCCATCTCTGATCACCTGCTAGTATGAGTCCTAGAATAACTCCAGCAACCCAGACCCAATCTAATGTTGAGTGGAATTTCTTCCACCCATCACCAAAGTCCTTAACGATTTCTTCCCTCAACTGAGCAAAGAATTTAGATTGATGTCGTAGGATAACGAACCCCTCATTAACGACCATGATAAAGAATCCAAACCAGAATATTAATGTCATGTCCACTCCAATGCTTTAGCACAAACTGGAAACTCTCGGATAAGTATCTCCTTACATGCGTTAGCAATATCCATGTGCTCCTTCTGAGTACCGTGTCCAGTGCGTAGGTCTACGTAATGAACCCATGAACGAACACTACCAGTCATATAAATTCTGGTTGGTGATGCTAACGGTAGAACAAATCTCGCACACTCCTTCGCAATGCCCTCACGTATAAGTTCATTGTATAAGTCCATCGCTTCATAGAAATGCCTAGCGATCTGGTTCTTGAGCCTCTTCTGTTGTTCTTCTGGTATGTCATCTATACTATTCTGACGATTCTTATCATCCTGACTGCGAAGTTCTGGTACAGGTATCCCCATCTTCAACCAGTTAACATCAGCATATCTTTGACTAAACTCTTGGAATGTAAATGATCTATGTCTTAGTATCTGTGCTGCAAGTCCACGAGTGGTCTCGATTTCCACAGTCATAAATGCTTGTTCAAAGACGGACCAATGACCGTGCTTGATACAATAACTTAGTAAACCAGCGACGTTTGGATTGTCTTGGTTCTTTGGGTTGCTCACCCTCGCTACGTAACCCATGTGCTTCTCTGCCTCTGGAGTCACGCTCACTAATTTCACGTTCATGTTGTTTCTTTTCACGCTTGCGACGTTTCAGGTATATTTTAGCATACTTTACCTCATCTTTGCTATAAAGACTTGGATTTTGTTTTGCTCTCTTAATAATTTTCTTTGCTGCCTTCTTGTCCTTCATATTTGCCATAGTATGCCTTGAAGTAACCTACTATTCCATTAGATGTAACTTGTTTACTACACCAATCATCGGCACACTCGTAAATATATTTCGAGCGATGATTTGGAAAATTGTTCAACAGTAATTTGAGTACGTGCTCTCTCAATTTGAGTAGCTGCTCTCCTTCTAACTTCTGTGGCATAACTGAGTAATGTTACTTAGTATTTATGATAGCACAAGTGATCGACTTTTGCAACAAAAAAATCCAGGAAAAAAATTTCCTGGATTCATAGAATCACAATGTGATTTTTGGTTTAACTGCAAGGAACTGCCTTGCTTTTTACCTTGAGTCCACGATACATTAGATCGTGTCTGTTACGCTTAGTTGCTTCTGCAAGCACCTTTGCGTTGTACTCTTCAGTATCGTATTCGATACCACGATAAGTGACTTGTGCCATTGGCTTTCTCCAAAGTAGTAGGGTTTTTAATCCGTTCCTTTAGTCGGCTTTTGCGTCCCATTTACATCCTTCTTCAGTGTTCGCCTTAACCGTCTCAACAATTTCAGCACGATGCTGAACTGATGGTCTGATTCTGTTAATTAAATCAATAGCATCTTCGCAAGCCATAGGATTGCTTAGTGCTATTAAACTGAGTAGAAGTCCGTGCATGGGATGAACGATTCCGTTCCGAGTCGGCTTACTTGCGACCTCTTGTGAGGTTGAACGATTGTGTTAATAATAACACAGTTATATTATATAGTCAAGTAAAAATGTATTGGTTTACACAATTTTATATTAACTTAAGAATCTGTCCCTTATACCAGCAGCAGATTTATTATGCTCACACAATTTCTGTACCCAGATCCTTTCTGCAAGAGTAACTTCTCTATCCAATCTCATCTTACATACTATTTCAACTAGTCTCAATCTATATTCTTTACTTAACATTGTGACAGGTAGAAACCATCTACACCTGTCTTGCAAACTCTACCTGGTTTTGAATCATATACTCCTTTATCATTCTCCAATCTACAAAATTCAAAAGCATCATGATACTTCTTGAATCTGAACACATCATCATAGACCTTAGCAGAGACTAAAACCCCATCACTGTTCTGTCTCTTCATAACATGCCATGTTGTTATGTCATCTCTTCTACAGTAATGTACTGCCCACTCTCCATGAGGATGTGAATCCATTTTAAATTTCCCCCTGTGCTGATGGTTTTTTTCTTTTCTTTCTCTTAGGTTTTTCAGGTTGATTAGGATTGTTCCAAAGTTTTGGTGATACCAAACCTTGACTCTGTTTTAACCACTTGAATCCTTTCTTATACTTATCATAGTAATGATCAAAAATATCTACTCCCTTATCACCAAGAGCAATATCATGATGTATTGTACCTTCATGTTCATACTGAATAATGTATGCAGAATAAGGTAGTTCCTTATTGTCTGCTACTTTGAGGTCACATTTCTCATGGAGTACGGTAACTGTCAACTTCTATTCCCCCATTGAATTCCTGGGAATGCTTCTTCGACACACTGTCTGGTAATCTTCCAGCGTTTGCCAATCTTCTTATCCTTAACAAGAGATAGAACCTCTGCTTCTTTTGCGTGAAGTCCCTCAAGCAATTGTATAAAGAGAGTTTCTCTTCGTGCTTGACTTATGTTAGCACCACCTTTGAAGAACAAATAGAGTTTACGATACTCTTGAATGAGTTTAGTATGCTCTGTTTCCTCTGGTGCATCATTAGGTTTGTACGGAACATCACCTTCTGGTAGCATAGAGATAACACTCTCATCAAAATTAGCAATAAGAAGTGCTCTTAATGCTGGAGAGTTAAACTCATTCAGAAGTTTAATCTTCTGCGCTTTCGTTTTCGCATTGCTTACCTTCTGTAAGACTTCATTCATTAATAATTGCATGTGTCATGGTATATGGTAGTACTATTTAGTCCTCTTCTATCTCGTCCTCATCTATAAAGCGGACAGAGAGTAACTCTTCGTTGATCCAGCGACCATCTTCATCATACATCTCAGGATGTAATGACTCTGCTTGTGCTGCTTGAACATAGATATGTTCATTGAATGCTTGTCTTCCTAACCAACCAACTACACCTCCTACTAATAAAACTAGAACAGATGTAATTGCTGAGAAGTAAATGATCTCTGGTGTCATGGTTCAACCTCAATATTATTTCTTGGGTTCCCACCTCAATTCAAAGTTAAGATAAAACTTTCTTTTAAGAAGGGAGAATGTTTTTTTAATGTTGAAACCTTTCTTTTTAGGTTCTGGTTTCTTTACCTTCTTATCAGCCCTCCTGAGCATGAGCTCAACACCTTTATTTATTTTAAGTTCAGTCATTTCTTTTTGCTAGAGACCAAACCTAATTTTAAAAATAACTTAGCGAGTTCAATCAATCCACCTACAAATTCACCATCAACAATAACAACAGGATATGCTCTTGCTTGAGGCCATTCTTCATGGAATGTAGCTACATCATAATCAATCCCAACCTTTCTCTCTATGTAATCTGTTATGTTTGCTCTCTGTAAGAGTTCTCTTACCTTAGAACACCATTCACAACCTGTAGTTGTATAAATTATAATTTCCATGATTTAAAGTGATTTCAATTGTGTAAGTATGTAATTGTATGATGTCATTAGATCTCCTTTCTCCTCTCGAAAAAGATCTTTGTCAAAACTTTTACCTTCTCTCCAAAGCCGCATTCCATCAGGTGATAGTTCATCAGCAAGGAGTATATTTTTGTTAGCATCGTATCCGAACTCCAATTTAAAATCAACAAGTGTAAGATCAATAGAATCAAAGATCTGTTTTAATATATGATTAACTTCTCGTGCCATGATCTCCATCTCACCTACTACTTCCATATTATATCCCATCTGAATGATGCGATCTGTTGTTAGTAGTGGATCATCCTTAG